ACTTAATACAATTTATTATAGTGGCACAAGTGATATAAATGATTTTACTGCTTCAGGTTCTGGAAGTATTGTATTAGATGATCAAGTAGTAGGATTAAAAAGCTTTCGAGGAGATTTAATTATCTTCTGTAAGAATAGTATCTATAAATTATCAGATATAAATATTTCTGCTTCTATAGCCATAACACCTATTACCAAGAACGTAGGCTGTTTAGATGGACATAGTATTCAGGAAATAGGTGGTGATCTTATATTTTTAAGTCCTGATGGATTTCGTCTTGTTGCAGGTACAGCACGTATTGGTGACGTAGAATTAAGTTCTGTATCTAGAAATATACAATCTGTTCTTTCTACCTTAGTTGCTTCAATAGATACATATATAATAACTAGTGCAGTATTAAGAAGCAAATCACAATATAGATTATTTTATAGTTCTACTTCAGAACTTACAGCTACCTCACAGGGAATTATAGGAACAATTACGCCAGAAGGATTTGAGTGGTCAGAGACTACAGGTATTAAAGCACACGGTCTAACATCAGGATTTGATAGTGACAGTATAGAAAAAGTATATCATGGAGATACATCAGGATATGTATATAATCATAATACTGGCAATGACTTTAATCCAGCAGGAACACAAACAAATATAAATGCTAGATATAAAACACCTAATTTAGATTTTGGAGATGCAGGTACACTAAAATCATTACATTATACAAAAATATCTTTTACGCCTGAAGGAACAATTCAGCCTACTTTACAGGTATCGTATGATTATGATGATACTAATAGACCTCAACCTCCTTTATATACATTAGATTCAATACCAACTCCCGCAGTTTTTGGTGATTCGACTACGGGACTTTTTGGTTCAGCAGTATTCGGAGCTTCTCAAGACCCTATGGCAAGACAGGCAGTACAAGGAAGTGGACATAATATAGCCTTTAAAATATATAGTCAGGATACAAAAGCACCTTATTCAATAAATGGTTTCTATGTAGATTATAGACCTTCTGGTAGGAGATAATAATGGCTACAAGTTATACTAGACAAAGCAGCATGTCAGATGGAGACACAATTACTGCTGCATTATTTAATGATGAATTTAATCAGCTTCTGACTGCTTTTTCATATGCTTCTAGTTCAACTACTGGACATAGGCATGATGGAACAGCCGGAGAAGGCGGTAATATTCATACTATCGGTGATCAGGATTTCTTAAATAAAATCGTAGCTGACGATTCAAATAATCGTTGGGGAGTTTTTGTTGAAGTTTCAAGTGCGGCTGTAGAACAAGTAAGATTTCAGGATGGAGTAATAGTACCTGTAACAGATAATGATATAGACTTGGGTACTAGCTCAGTTGAATTTAAAGATGCCTATTTTGATGGAACAGTTACTACAGATGGATTAACAGTTTCAAGTACGACAAACTTAGATGGGGCAATTCAATTAGATAATACTTTAACAGCAGGTGTTGATGGTACTGGATATGATATTAAATTCTTTGGAGATACAGCAGGTAGTTATCTATTATGGGATGAATCCGCAGATTCTTTACTTTTAACAGATTCTACACCTATTAAGATTGGTGATAGTCAAGATATGACTTTATACCATGATGGCTCTAATTCATATATTACAAATGCTGTAGGTGCATTAAAACTAGCTACAGAAACAAGTGGTATTATAGTTACAATAGGGCATACAACCTCAGAAACTACTGTGGCTGATAACTTAACTGTCACAGGTAATGCTTCAATCGGAGGAGATTTAGACGTTACTGGTAGCTTTGATATGAGCGATGCAAATATTACGAATATTGGTAGTATTGCTCTAGATACGATTACAAATGATGGTACAGATATTACATTAGATTCAAGTGGCGATATTATTCTTGATGCTGGTGGAGGAGATGTCTTTTTCAAAGATGATGGTACAACCTTTGGCAGCGCAACAAATACTTCTGGAAATCTTATTATAAAATCTGGAACAACTACTGCCCTTACTTTTAGTGGAGCGAATGTAACTGGTGCAGGAACATATACTGGTGGTGGTCTAATGACTACAGGCGGTAATATTGTTATACCTGATGCTGGAAATATAGGTTCTGCTTCTGATACCGATGCTATAGCCATTTCATCTGGTGGTGTTGTTACTATGAATCAGATACCAGTATTTAGTGCTGGAATAAATGTTTCTGGTGGAAGTATAGCAGGTACTCTTTCAACCGCTGCTCAAGGGAATGTAACTTCACTAGGAACTCTTACAGCTTTAACAGTTGATGATGTAGCCATAGATGGTAAAGTCATTACGATGACCGGATCAGCAAGTGACACAGTAGTATTTACAGCAGGTACAAATGGAACACTAAGTATAGTTACAACTGATGCAGCGGCTGCGGCAGCTAATATTCAAATTACAGCAGATGGTACAGTAGATATTGATTCAGCAGGTGTACTAACTTTAGATTCTGGAGCAGCAATTAATATTGAACCTGCTTCTGGTTCAGCAATTTTATTAGATGGTACAATTAGTGTAGATGCAGGAGTAGTTACAGGAGCAACAAGTATTACATCAACAGCTTTTGTAGGTGATATAACTGGAGATGTAACAGGTAATGTTTCAGGAACTGCTGGAGTAGCAACAACAGTAACTATAACAGATAATGAAAGTACAAATGAAACTAATGCTATTATCTTTACAGCAGGTGGAGATGTTGATGGAGGCAACTTAGGTTTAGAGTCTGATGGTGATTTAACTTATAATCCTTCTACTGGCCTTCTTTCAAGCACAGGTGTTACAGCCTCTGGTACAGTAACTTATGGAACACTATCTGATGGAACAATAGGAGTTACTGCTTGGGTTGATGAAGATGATATGTCTTCAGATAGTGCAACTCTTGTGCCTACTCAGCAATCTGTAAAAGCTTATGTAGATGGCCAAAGTGCAGGAATGTCATCATTTATCTTAGAAGATGATGATGGTACAGAAGTCTCTATTTCAGATGCTGAAGAAGTAAAGTTTATTGGTTCAGGTATAACTACAAACTGGACAGATACAACTCCCGGCTCAGATGCTGATCCTTTTGATATGACATTTACAGTCGATGCAGCACAGACAGGAATTACTTCATTACTTGCAACTGATATTAAAATTGGTGAAGACGATCAGACTAAAATAGATTTTGAAACTGCTGATGAAATTCATTTTTATGCTGCTAATGCAGAACAAGTTTATATAGCTGATGGGATATTTGGCCCACAATCAGATAATGATGTAGACTTAGGAGCAAGCGGAGTTGAGTGGAAGGATGCTTATTTTGATGGTACAGTAACTACTGATGCTCTTGTAGCAGATACAGCCGATATAAATGGCGGCTCAATAGATGGAGCAACACTAGGAACAAATAGCGCAATCACACAAGCAGTTATAGATAATGTAAATATAAATGGTGCAACAATAGGGCATACTGACGATACAGACTTACTGACATTAGCTGATGGGATTGTTACAGTAGCTGGAGAAGTCTCTTTGACTACTCTAGATATTGGAGGTACTAATGTAACTAGTACTGCTGCTGAGTTAAATATCCTTGATGGAGTTACAAGTACCGCAGCAGAGTTAAATATCCTTGATGGTGTTACAAGCACCGCAGCAGAGCTTAACTCTTTAGATGGTATAACTGCTGTTGTAGGAGAACTTAACGCTCTTGATATTGGTGCAACAGCAGTAGGAACAGCAGTAGCTTCTAAAGCAGTTATACTTGATTCTAATAAAGATTATACGGGCGTAAGAAACTTTACTGTATCAGGAGAACTTGATGCTGCTACTGGTGATTTTTCTGGTGATGTAGATATTGATGGAACTCTTGAAGCAGATGCTTATACTGTAAACGGAACAGCCCTAGACGAATATATTGCTGATACTGTTGGTGCTATGGTTGGTTCAAATACAGAATCAGGTATAACTGTAGCATATCAAGATAGCGATAATACACTAGATTTTACAGTTGGTACACTTAACCAAAATACAACTGGTTCAGCAGCTACAGTAACAACGGCTGCTCAAGGGAATATAACTTCATTAGGAACTTTAACAACTTTAACAGTTGATAATATAAGAATAAATGGAACAACAATAGGACATACTAGCGATACAGATTTAATGACATTAGCTAGTGGGGTTCTAACAGTAACAGGCGAAATACGCGCTACAGGCAATGTTACTGCGTACTATTCTGACAACCGCTTAAAAACTAAACTTGGGCCTATTGAAAATGCGCTCCATAAAGTTAGCACTCTTTCTGGTTTTTATTATGAAGCAAACGAAACAGCGCAAGCCTTGGGGTATGCGGTTCAGCGTGAGGTAGGTGTTTCAGCGCAAGAAGTGCAAGCAGTTCTTCCTGAAATTGTTGTACCTGCACCTATTGATGACCAGTATCTAACCGTCCAGTACGACAAACTTGTTCCTTTACTTATTGAAGCAATCAAAGAACTGTCAGCTAAAGTAGAGAATCTGGAGAATAACTAATGGCACTTAATGCTTCTGGGGCTATAAGCCTAGCAGGGTCTACTGCGGGTGAATCTATTGCACTTGAGTTAGGAGAATCTGCAACAGCAACTACTACATTAAACGATAGTGCAGTTAGAACACTTGCAGACGTTGCTGCGGGTGCTATAGTTATGCCTACTGATTTTTACGGAAAAGCCACAATTGTTGATGCTAAACAATTTGCTTGGGGCAGCGGTGGTCAAGGCAAACTGGGTCTTGGCGATTCCACCGCACGATCTTCTCCAGTACAAATAGGCTCACTTACTGATTGGGCAGTTATCTCTGCTGGAAGGGACTTTTCCACGTTTGTTAAAAATGATGGCACTCTCTGGTCGGTGGGGTATAATTACTGGGGTGCGCTAGGACAAGGCGACGCTGGCGACTCTGGCGAGAATTTGAATGGGGCAAAGAGTTCCCCTGCTCAAATAGGGTCATTAACTACATGGGAAAAAGTTGCCGCCGGTCATCACTTTGCCGTAGCCCTTAAAACGGATGGGACTATCTGGTCTTGGGGGCGTAACGTGTACGGCCAGCTAGGACACGGCGATACCTCCAACCTTAGTTCCCCAGTACAGGTCGGTGGATTAACTACATGGAAGGAAATTGCTGTTGGCCAATATTATACTTTGGCTGTTAAAACAGACGGGACTCTCTGGTCTTGGGGGCGTAACAACTATGGTTACTTGGGCCACAACAACACAACCGACCTTTCTTCTCCAGTACAGGTAGGTTCTTTAACTGATTGGGATACAGTGGAAGCTGGCCCTGAGTCCTCTATGGCTATTAAAACGAACGGGACTCTCTGGGCTTGGGGGGTAAATGGTGCTGGCAATTTAGGCGATGGCTCTACCACCCAACGTAATTCTCCAGTACAGATAGGCGCACTTACTACGTGGGATCAAGTTGCTCCTGCGTCATACCATACCCTTGCTGTTAAAACGGATGGGACTCTCTGGGCTTGGGGAACACACAGCCCCCACGGA